CCGCAATTTCTCCACCGTAATGAGATGGTTCGGCAGGCTGAGGGATATCACCGCTTGCATTTGGTATAGTTGATACTGGATCAACAGTGCCAATAATTCTAGAACCTCCACCAGTTTGACTGGTTGATGAATCTGAAGAAGTGAAACTCTCAGATACTGAAACTGGAACAATTTTTGCTTCACGAGTACTTATAAAGGTATCTGAGGTGCCGACTGCCAACCCCTGTGCAGTATAATATGTTTCTGCGCTTGTAGTGACTAATCCAAGCCCCGATGAGTTGGTTGAACTATCTGTAAGTCTAAACTTCTTAGTGCCTACGCGAAACGATAGTGAAGAATCATTTGGTAATCTAAAGTAACCAAATGCATCGCCAGAAGTATTTGTATACAACTGACTACCTTCTGCGCCTGTAGCTGCATAAGTGTTATCGGTGGGTGTGATATATGTAGATACACTGATGTTATCAAAGAATGCATATAGTCTTGAACTTGCCTTCAATCCACGAGCAACAAATTTAATCTGTTTTGATCTCATGAATGGAATAATATTAACATCTTTCACAGATGATCCGGCAGATTGAGTAGTTGTTTGAGGAACAACTGTATTCAAAATACCAGTACGAGTTTGTTTCTTACTAACTTCAATTGTTTGCTGAGTTACATAATTTTCAAGAATATTAGTGCCAGAAACTGACTGACCAATTGATACATCTCTTGGTCCACCAATTAGTTGTTCACCAGTCCATACTGTTTCCCATGCATTCCATTGAGTCTGCCAACTATTCGACATTTGAACAAAGTTATCGGAGTTGTTATCGAAGTTGATCTGAACGTCTGGACGCTTTGTTGTATCATACCAAACATCTTCGCTTGGATTCAATGCTACAACACCTACACCATGGTACTCAGTTCCAGTTAGATTTCTTGTAGTAGATGCATATATTTGAGTGGAAATTGCCTCATGAGTATATGGAAGAGTTACAAGTGATCCAGCTAAACCAATTTTAACTTCATTAATAACTGCAACTCTGCCGCTTGTGCCGCCACTAATATTTGCAGTGTTAGCAATAGCACCAGTTGCCTGACCAATATACAACCGATTATCTACTTGATATAGCAGTTTACCTGTAGTTGCACCAGATGTTACAGTTTCACCTGCAGTAAATATAATCTGCGAATTACTAATAGCAACACGCTGATCTCTTGATACTCCTGCAGTTGTTATATTAGTACGAACAATGTTACTTGAGTTGGCAGATTTATAGATTAGATCAATGTTATGAATTGATATAGGTGGGCGCGCCTCGCCTTTCTTAGGATCGATAGCAATCTTATAATCACTATCAAATACGTTACCAATACCGTGCCCAGTAAATGAGTCTACGATAATACCATTCTTGAATCTATCATTTCCGTTACTATCTTTAATTGATAGATCCTTAGTATCTTTCTCAAGTAGAGATAGAGATGTATAATATTCAAGACGATTTACACGATCACGAATTACTCCGATATCGCGCATAGTAAAGCGTTCGTTCTTAATTGGTAGAATACCGCTTGCCATATCCATACGACTATTGCGCCGTGCGATTTCACTTGGTAGAGATGGATATGGAGCAAGATTTACTACTGCTAAAGACATAGCATCATGTGGAGCAGGAGGTGTCTGTGGGAATAACGATGGTGTTCCACGAACGCTTCTTAATTTACCATCTTTATCCATTACAATAAGATCACGACGTTCTAGATAATAGTCTAGATCAACTGAATAATTTTGTTGCGGAGGTGAAAATTTTAGACCACCAGATGGCATATCAAATTCAGTAGATGTAAGCGGATTGATTGAGATATTAGCCAGTGCAGCTACTGTATTTGCAGTATCAGTCACACGCGGCCGAATGTCGATACAATTACGGAGATCAAATGAAACACCATCAGATGGTGAACTATAGATTGGAATCTGATATGTGTAAATCTTAGTAGTATCTGAGCCAGCAGTAGAGTCATCCACTGGATATGAATCTACAGTAAAATACCCACGAGCGCGATTGGTATGAGTAAAGTAGTCTAATGTTACAAGTAGACGATCGCCACTGCTGATAACGAGAGTACTAGTAGACTTCTGTATTAGACGAGCATGATCATAGAAGTTATCGCGCATGCCGGTATCAATAGTAAACTGAGCAGTTACATCATCACCATCTGAGGTGGCAGAAAAGTTTGTGCTAGTCTTCCTACGAACGCTTACTAGTTTGAACCCATCCGATAGACCAAGTGGCCAAGGTCCAGTTGTATTTGCAGTATATGATGTGCCACCGCCTGCACCTACTCTAATCTGAACTAGTTTATTCCGATTTACAGTCTTACCTGCTTCTTGACCATCAATCTTATTTAACTTCACGATTACTGTGGCAGCCATAGTAGCTGACAAAGTTTCATTGATGTCAATTAATGCAGTAGTTGCAGGTGAACCGGAGATTGCAATAGAGCGATCACCATCACGACCTACACCAGCTAGATCAAGTACTTGACCCTGCTTGAATCGCTTATGGAACGCTCCGGATCTAGTCGCTGAGGCATTACTAGCTAGTGTAAGTGTAGTATTATTTGTAACTGCGCTTACAACAAACATGTCTGCTGCACTGCATGCAATAATATCGCCTGGGTTCACTTGTGTAGTAAACGTTGTTGAACTACCAGTTACTGAGTTTGAACCAGAAGTGATAGATACTGTACCAGTTAGAGTTGAAGTATTTGCTATAGCACGAGAAACAATATAATATGATGAACGAGTTGCTGCATCGCTTAAAGTGCCACTACCAGTTAGACGTTCAGATGCGTCGCCCGTAAGTAGTGTTGCCTGTCCACCTACACTGAATGTTACATCAAAGGACTTATAGAAAGTAAAGTCTGTAGCAACTTGATTTGATGTGTCGCGCAATTTCTTTACTGCATCAACGGGAAGCTTATAAATTGCACGATCAAAATTATTATCTTGTGTATTTGCATTATATCCATTTGACAGTACGATATCTGCCTTACCGTTGGCATTACCAGCACCTGCACTGAATGTGATCGACTGAACGTTGGCAAAACTCTTACTTGAGTTCATATTAATATCAGTCAGATATAGCTTATACTTAGCAGATGGAAGTCCTGGTGTACCGGTATAATATTCTATACCACGAACACGGGCCACACCAATTTCTGCAGAAACTGCGGCGCCGCCAGAGAACGTCTGAGATGTAATGGCATTTGCTTGTGCGCTGCCGCTGGCAGTTTTACCGCGAAGTGAAATTCTATCCTGGCCGTTTACGTCCCAGTTGCCAACCAATTCATCGACAATTACATAATTGCCATAATCGGTAAGAGTTGTAACTTCATTTACAGACTCATAATCAATGCCCTTGTCGATAGCAATTCTAGAAGAAGCTAGTTTTGTAATATCATAACCTTTAATATATGCTTTACCTGGCTCAGCTTCTACTACAAGTAAGCTAGTATTACCATAATTAGCAGCACTAAATACTCCCTCATTACTTCCGCTCAGAAGATGTTCGCGAATTCGTGGTGTCATACCACGAATAATATAATCACCTGACTCATCCGCTGTTCTTTGCGCGATATAATCACGAATGCCTGAATATTGAGCAGAATCTGATCTACTTGAAACTAGACCGTCATCAATCTGAAACAGTTCAATGAAGTTGTTTGCATTTACTGCAGTAATTGTTTTCTTAGCAAGGGTTGCAGTTAGTTTTAGACGCACTGCACCCGGTGCAGCATAGTTATATGCGCCCGATGCAGGATCGAGAAGTGTTGCATCGGTGTCCTCATCTATAATTTCTTCATCAAGGTCTAGACCAACGCGATAAGATGAGTTGGCCGAATACTTGTCTAAGAATAGAGTCTGACCATCTACACGAATGAAATGATCCTTAGCATATATTACACCAGGCGCAATAATAGCAATACTACTCTTACCAACAGACATGCCTTGTGTAGATTTAATTGTATTAGCAGTTATTCCAGAGCCTGTAACTGTAATGATTTCATTATTTGTGAACGTCCTGGCACCAGAAGTGTTTGAACTAACATACTTTACAAATAATGTCTTGAAATTTGGAGTATTTGCTTCTGCGCCTGCTGCAGTAGTAAGAACAACTGCGCGAACACCAGAAGTAGTGCCTTTTACAATTTTACCTAAAAAGGATGTAACATTTACAGATGAACCAGTTGATGAATTATTCCGTAGTTTTACATAACTGATGTCTTGATCCAACCGTATACCACATCCCCTTACAACTGTGCCTTCTCTGTAAATGTTTTCTGCAAATCTATCAATCTGATTTTGCAGTTGTGTTTGCATCTGAGTAAGTTCGCGAGCTTGTACCCCAAGACTCGGGCGAAATATAATACGATGATAATTCTTAGTCTCATCATAGTCATCGTAATATGGATGAGTATTTAGATTAGTTCCAAGGGTAGATGTATTTCCTACGGATGCCATTTAATATCCTTTAGAATTTAACTAGGATTCTAAGACGTTCAGATTGATCTGGATCACGAATGATTGGAATTCTATTCTCACTATATAGTACATCGCCCGTATACTCTTTTACTGCTGGTCGAGATACAGAAGTAACTGTACCAGTATATCCAGAAGTCGCACCCGTAACGGTTTCGCCTACTGTAAATACATCACCCGTACCTGCTGGTGTTACTCTTACCAATTTTAGAATACCCTGACTTCTAGCACTATTCGTATTTGCAAATACAACAAGTCTACCCTTAACACCACTTGTGCCGCCAGTTATAAGCTCATCTGCAACAAATAAACCACTACCAGTAACTGTATTTACATATACTCGTGTTGTCTGATCAATAACTGTTGCATTTGCAAAGTTACTTGTGCCAGAACGAAGCAAAGGATCCTTAAGAACACCCACTGTTCTAAAATCATTATTACTTGGGAAAGAATTGGCTTCTGTACCAGCGAGAGTAACGCCTAGCATAATATTAAATGCGTTTAATTCTTGAACTGCATCACTACCGTGCCCGCCGGGACCATGTAATCCACCAACTCCATGAATTCCGGGAGGAGAAATAATTGGAGTGGCACGTGCGCCGCCGCCAATGAATGAATTAAATATTACATTAGCCGTGGAGTAATTGCGACCTTCATTTGCTACAGTAATTCTAGTGATACCACCAACTACATTCATTGGACGCGATACATATGCAGTAGTTCTATTTGATACGCTTTTACCACTATCGCCCCGAATGATTAGGGTTGGACCAATTATAAATTTAGAAGATGTATTTGGAATTGGGCTGAATGCAGTATTAACTGTAAGTATTTTAGATGAGCCCGTATATGATATAATTTTTCTTAACTGTGCTGCACCTAGCCCAGAACTAATGAATATAGATGAATTGCCGTATATACTAGTTGCTGTCGAACCATATGATCCAAGAACAAATGCAGTAGAATTGATTATAGATGAAAATGAATTTGTAACTAGATAATACCCACTTCCTGAATTTGCAACTGCTATATGATGAATTGCACCATTTGCAGCATTTTGCTGTACAGTCCATTGGACACTACTATCATCCGATAATAGAGTTTTTACGGGAATATAAGCAGATGAAGTAAACTTTAAAAAATCACCAAGAGAAATTGTATACATATACTTCCAACGATATTGATCTGCTGTAGTGACGATTGAAGTAGACGTACCAGTTGGCATTGTAGTAGATGCTGCACCATAATTATTATCAATGCACTTATATACGTTGCGATCAGTTGTATATACATAAAACTGACTACTAGTCAATGATTCATTAGTATCTGTATGCTGTGTATATACAGTATTATTTGCCCAGTCATATCTAGATGTAGCATATCTAACATCTGATGGCAAAATTCGTTTCATTGCTATCATATCTCTATAGAAATCATACTGCTCGCTTTGAAGTGAAGTACTTGGAGCAGGAGGAGTATTGTCATTCGTCCAACTGTTTGGACGACCGATATATGCATATAATCTAGTGGTACTATAAAATGAAGTAGTTACGTTATTACCACTTACTGTTTGTGAAGTGTTGACAGTATATGTACCTGTTCCACCAGTACCGGTGCCAAATGCAGTAATACGAGTACCAGAAGCTATTCCTTGACCATTAACATACTGACCGTTAATAACTGTTCCGCGAACTATTGCAGTAATAGTTAATGTAGTTCCACTGATACTGCCCACTCCAGTGAAAGATTCTCCTACAATTGAATTGTAGAAGTTCTCTGCATTCAGGGAACGAAATCTGGTGGTTATTTGGCTTATATTTGGCATTATATAATATTAACAGTTATGATGCGGTTGCCGTATATGTTACGTTGATGATATCACCACTCTGAACCACTTTATCGCCGGCAGTAAACACACCAGCCGAATAAAGAGTGCCAGTAGTACCACCCTTGGTACTAATTGAAATTAGAAATGCGCCCTTTACTGTGCCAGATTCACTAAGTGTGAAAGCAGATGCGGCCGATGTTGCCTTACTTCCTGAAGCTGCGGCCGACCAAGCGGCAGACACACGAGTAGCCTCTGAATAATTGGGTGCAAATGATGAACTGGCTTCTTTCCAACCAGCGTGTGATGCCGAAGTATCGGCGGCAGAGACAGCACTATATGAATCAGAACTGATAAGCCCTACATACCAAGTAGTTATCTGAGTGGAAGCACCAAGATAAACATCTAGAATGCTATTCTTACCTACAGTAGTAACTAGGTTATTAATAGTATCAGTCCACTTAATATTACCCATTGCGTCTACACATTCGAATGTATATTTACCCGAAAGAGTAACATTTTCTGATTCTTGTCCATTACGAAGTACAACAGATGTAATATTATCTGCACAATTGATAGTTTCTATTGTCATGTGGCTGATTCCTTTTTCATAGTTATAGCTTTATTTATATAGCAAACTATTAAACAAAGTACTTAAATGTGGCATTAGCAGTAGTTGGTAGATATTCAGTTCGAATTGTGAACGAGGTATTCGAGAAGATTGCATTGATCTGATATACATTATAGTTCTGAGAATTGCCCACTGGAGTAATCATTAGATTTGAACCTGCCCCAGTTACACTTATACTGCCTGTAGTTGCTTTCAGTATGCCGTTTGCAAAAGCGGGTGTTCCAACGACCGAAACTGCAAGTCTAGCTGTACCATCAAGGACTCCGGACGGAATACCTAAATATGAAGATAGTGAAATTGATTGATAGTATAGAATTATATTGTTTGCGTACGCAAGAGCAATTTGTGTACTTGGATATAATGTATATTGTGCTGCACTACTGATATCATCTACAGTAATAGTTTCATCTTCGCTTGCAGTAGCAGTTACCTGAGCAACTGGTGTAGCAGCTACAGTAATAGTTTCATCTTCACTTGCATTAGCATCCACTTGAGCAACTGGTGTAGCAGCTACAGTAATAGTTTCATCTTCACTTGCATTAGCATCCACTTGAGCAACTGGTGTAGCAGCTATGGCAACAGATTCATCTTCGCTTGCATTAGCATCCATTTGAGCATCTGGTGTAGCATCTACAGTAATAGTTTCATCTTCACTTGCATTAGCATTCACTTGAGCAACTGGTGTAGCAGCTACAGTAATAGTTTCATCTTCGCTTGCATTAGCAGTTACCTGAGCAACTGGTGTAGCAGTTACAGTAATAGCGTCTAGTTCCCGGCCCGTCGAAGTAATTCCTATTAGATTTGTAATAGTATTATATTCATTTAGATCAATAGTAGCTTCCATCGAGTATTCTGTAAACAGTTTGGTGCCGGCAGGATGAACTAGTTTATAGAGAATATTGCGGTACTTATTGATAGCTTCAGATACACAAATAACGTATGAATATTGCTGATAATAATCGTTATCTTGAAGTACACTTTCACTGTTTAGTGTACTTCTACTATCTACATAACTACCTGTCATATTAATAATTGCGTTTGCTGCAGATCCAATTGCTGTAGTTAATGTTGGGCTATATGACGATGATCTATACAATGTCCTTGTAATAGAATTATTGTCGATGTTTGTATTTGCGATTGTGCCTGTGCCGACTGTAATATTAGATGCAGTTATAGTATCACCACTGGTAAACTCACTATCATTTCTATCGAGTTTAATAGAAGTGATAGTGCCTGAGGCATTAAATGGAGTAATTATTGCATTATTACCAATAGTACCGGTACTACCGACCAGATAACCACTACTGATCTCATTAAATTTAAAATTAGAAATATGAGTGTCGGCTACATTTACTGCTGGCAAAGTATTGTAGTCTTTGCCTGGATTGTTTAAAGTAAGTTCATTAATTGATCCGATAGTTGCAGTTTTGATATTTAATGCACTGATAATTGTAGATGAGATGTTGGCCAAAGCTAATGCCGCACTTACTGCAGTTGTGTTTGCTCCACCGGTTACGAACTTTACTCCGGCGTTCAGTACTACATTCTGAAGAGATTTTATTTTATCGGTACTAAAACTAACTAAACTTGTATTTGAAAGTGCAGTTACACTTACAGATGCATTTATACCTGAACCGCCAGTAAGTGTAACTGAAGTATTACCTAAAGTATACCCAGATCCGCCATTACTAATTTTAAATGTAACTGCAGATTGGCTAGTCATAGATTCTACTTTTGCGGTACCACTTGATGGCGATATAGATGATGTAAATTGAATAGTATCGCCTATATTATGGAACGCACCACCATCTAATACAGTTAATCCAGTAAGAGTTCCTAATCCAGTAAATATAGTGGCAGTATTTGTGCCATCGGTCAGTAGTTCACCATCAATAAAGTTACCTACTATATTTCGGAGTACAAGTTCAAATACAGTAACGCCACTTATTAGTCGTTCTCGTACTAATTCTGTGAAAGCCTTTGCACCTGATGTTACGCCAGTTAGTTCTTTTCCGTCATAAAGGAATGGGCTTGCTGTATATGGAGATGCAACACGAATTATAGTTTCTTTTACCCATCTTGCATCTGATGCGCGAAGAATTCTATCGCTTGGATAATAGATTTCTATTTCTTTATCAAATAGAATGCGGAATAGAAATCTATATGAATCTGTAGCACCACGAGAGCGATATAAGCCGTTAATATATTTGACTAATTGCCGCTTATCTGCAAGAACAGTTGCAGGGATATTTAACAGATATTCTTTTCTGAAGTTTTCAATAAATTGATCGAGAGTGCGATCAATATCAAATGTATCAAATAGCCCACGAGAAGCATCAAGTGCTTTACCAGACTGTTCTAGATACTCATAATATGCTTTAATAAAGTGGACAAATTTAGGTCCTTCTTCCCGAATGAATCCAGGAAATTGACTTTCTATCTGCGAAGATAGTTTGCGATAGATTTCATTGGATGCAACAATTGCCATTTAGAATGCCGTAGATTCGGGTAGACCAGTTTCTCTTGTAGTAGTCGTTTCTCCGACAGTAGCAATCTCGCTTACCGATGCATCGACATTACCTGTATCATCATTCACAACATTTACTGTAGACCCAGAAAGTAGAAGAATCTGATTCCTAACAGGTGATATATTTAATGTAACTGGATTTGCATTGATAGCCATGTACAGCCCATCATATGCAGTTGGCGCAAATGAATTAAGTGTTATAGTTCCTGCAACATAATTTACCGAACCAGCGCGTGAATTAGAGAATATCTTATTTGGACCATCTAGATAATATATCCGTATGTTTTCGTTGCCATCGTCATCTAAATACGAAACTTGTCCCTGGTATGTAAACGCAGTAGATGTAATCGCAGTATTAGTTAATGGAGTTGCAATTGATCTATTAAATGTAAATGTATAGGTATTAGTAGATGTAATAGATGGAATAAATCTTTTTTGTAATGCAAGAGATGCAGTTGAACTTACGATAGAAGCTTCTGAGCTATCGATGTAATCTAGGAATCTAGAGAATCTAAACTTACCGTCAAATCGATTCAATTGCGTCGATTCATATGAAATAACTCTAGTTGCAATTGCAGCACCAATCTGAGATGCTGTATTTGTAGTTATTGTTGGATCATACTGCGAACTAATCGTTGGAACAATGTATAGGAATGTTGGATCTGTAAATTCGACCTGAATGGATTGCATATTATACTTGCGCAGGGTTTCACTGATTCTATTCTGCGTAGACTGAGATATTAATGTTCCGCTATATGGTTTTGCTGCAATATAGACTTTGCCGTAAATAGGTGGTATGTTATCTTCACCACCCCATACGGCCACACCCTGTAGCTCCGGAAATTGACTTAGAATAATGCGTTGATAATCTGAAGTAGTTACCGCACGATTCTGTGTCTGATACTTACGAGGAGCATTGAATCTGATCGAATCGATAGTTTCCTGATCTGTACCACCAGTTGCGCTGTCATTAATACTCAATGTAAAGCTAGTTTCACCTGCAATTAAACCAGTTGCTGTAAAGTTTTTTGCACCATTAGCGCGAGTTGCATTACATACACGATATGATATATTAATTGTGCTATTATAATCTGGACGCTGACCGAGTATATTGTCGCCAAATAGTAGTTTATACTTTGAATCTCTATCTGCTTCTACATAGAATATCTTAGATGATGAATTAATTGTCGTAATATCATCTACAAGCAGATATGTCTGACTATTTGCGCCACTAGTGATAGATACGGTAACGCTACTGGTATCTACACTTGCATTTGGAAGTACGAATACAGTATTTGATGTAGTATACAAATAACGATGAGTTAATGGAATACCTTCAACTAGATCAACAGCTTGAGTAAACACATTTGCAGTAGCCGGTACAGTATAACTTTTTGGTGTTACGAAGATGTAAGATACACCATTAATAACTGAAGTAAATTTTGTGTTCTTAGCAATAGTTAGAGTTGGTGTATTGGCAGATGGTACAGCAGAAGTAAATGTAATCTGTACATTAGCAGTAGCGCCTTTTGCTGATGATGGTGTATATCCAACCAACTTAGCACGAGATACTACAGAATCATAAAACTGGGCGCTATCAATAAATGCTTCTGACGCGGCCATATTAGTATAGAATGCATTATAATATGTGTTATATGCAAGCAGATCAAGTAGAGTGCTGATAGCCGAGTCATTAAAGTCATAATCGGTAAACTCTGACTTTGCTGCAATATAATTTCTCAAATTTAACCGTATCTGATCGAAGCTTAAGCCAGTTACAATTAATGCTGAATTGGCTGCCATTATCGGATTCTTTCAAGGTTTAAATTTAATGTAACAGTTTCGGTAGTATTAATAGGTCTAAAAATAATAGAGACAGCAAGTTCATTACGATCTGGATTTCCACCAAATCTAATATCAAGTAATTGAATCCTTGGCTCAAAGTTAGCTAGGGTAGTTTTAATCACATATGCAATATTATCTCGCGTAGATGCAGTAAAATTCTCAAACAAATAGCCACGAACGCTTGAACCAAACGTAGGTCTATATGGACGTTCATATAGATTAGTCAAAATAAGAAGCTTAACAGCCTGCTTAACAGCCTCTGAGTTATTCTTTACCTGTAACTTACCAGTAACTGGGTGCGCCAGAAACTTCAAGTCAAAGTCTTTATAAATCTGTTGTTTAGTTACCGTAGCCATTTAATACTCCAAGTTATGACTATTTATTCACGAAATAGTACTTGATAATTATTAAAAATGAGTTATAATAACAAATGCGTCTTATACTATACTGGTGTACCGGTAGTAGCACCACCAGGCGTTACTCCACCATGCTTATGATTAACTAATGATATACCACCTGCAATAACATCAACTGTTGTAGTTTGAGTGCCAGTATGAGTGATATCGCCTAAAATAGATAAATTACCTACTATATTAACATTTGCCTGAACTTCTACTGGACCAGTTGAAAGTAGTCGTGTAGTACCATCTACTGTAATATTACAGTTACCTTTTACGTTTAAGTAATCATTACCTGCAATTACTTCATAGTTATTACCAACGATTCGAGTAATTTTATTACCATCTTTATCTATTTCATAAAATGTACCTGATTTATGATACTCATGTATACGTTCATTATTTAGAGTATCATCGTATTCTTTAATATGCCCAGATTCAGTTTCTAGTACATGATTCTTTGGGTATTTGGCATTATAAGCAGATAGCGGCTCAGACCAAGTATCAGTGCCATTGGCAACTGATACACTTTTAGTTATGCTATCGTTCTTGTCTTTTATTACGGCATGCTGATAATCATCTTGATTTCTTGCAAGTCTGTTTACGTCGGGTTCATTAATGCGATCTGGATATTCACCATTAGGATCTGAAAATCCCCTTGAACTTATAACACTTCCCAATTCAGTTGGTATACCAGAGAACGAACCGATAACCATTGGGTGTTGTGCATTTTTACCATCTAGAAAGAACCCAAGTACAGATGTTCCCTCTACATAACCTAATGGAGTCTTGCCGATATCTCCCATTGCAGCAGATTGTTGTAATACTTGTGCCCACGGAAGCGTTTTGATTGGAACTGCGTTGCGATCATCCGTATGCCAACCATAACACCGCACACGAACGCGACCTGCCTTAAGTGGATCATCGCGATCCTCCACTACACCAAAGAACCATATAAATCCATCTAATCCAAGCCATTCACCGGGTGTGCGAATCGCCATTAGTATATCCTTCCCTCATAACCTTTACGCATACATTCCATAACAGTAGCATATGTTCCAGTTGTTGCGTCGATGTTATGAGATACTGCAGTAACTATGTATTTACCTGAAATGAAGCGATCATTCAGAATTTTACCTTCTACTGTATCGTTGGCATCTGGAATAATAATATTTATTGCCTGTCCCGCAATAACATTTGAATTGCCTGGTATAGAACAATGAATACATGTACTACCATATTGCCTCATGGTTGCCCTTTCGATCGACATAAAGTCTTGGCGACGACGGAATATGTTTTGTGCTGTTGTTTCATTTGTTACAATATAATCTACTGTAGCTCCATGTGAATTAGTTACGACGTATCTAGTTTGAGTTGGATTTTTAAAATATCGATTTTCTATCGTATTAAATAATGTTTTATTATTATGTACTGATTCTTTAAAATCTTTTGTATATGAATATGTTTTCGTCTTAAATGTCTTAGTTAGTGGATCAAATGAATTCACTTCATTTGCATATTCCCCATCTAACTGACCATTCAATAGATCAAATGAGTTGTCCATATTTAAGTATCTAATGTTGTTTTGAAGTATATCCTGTGCGCCAGGGGTAGCAGATGATATGTATAGTTCATCCCAGGTAAATGTATGCTTAGGATCGCGGCTATACATCTGATCGATCGTTTCGAAATGATATCCCTCTACAGTCTCATAGAACATATAAAGAGATGCTGGATTCTCAGTTGATTTGGCTTCTTTAGTAAGCTGCTTAATAAATGCGCTTGGAGTAATACCAGTTGCAATAATACTATGAATGCCCTCAGTTAGTTCTGCAGTTACTAGTTTCTTTCCACTAATTGGAGTTAGAAACTCGCTCACTACTGAGGATACTATTTCATGTATTGGCTTATTATATGATCGGTCGACACTAATACTCGCATCAAGCAATTGTTCTTTAGTAACTAGATTTAGTTCATATCTTTCCAAGTCTTGTTTTATTCTTTGCCGGGATGACATCTTGAATACAACAAGGTCTTGCTTCAGTTTTCTAATATTTGGGCTTAAGTTATTGAATTCGCCGACATCCATACTAATAGTTTCACCACCTACAATCGGCAGTGTATTGCGCAAAGTTATACCATCAAGTATTTCAATATTACTTGAAGTGTAAAGAGAAAATATATCTTCATAAAATAGTATAGACATCGCGATATTTGCAATGTCAACTTCTTGTTTAGATACGTCTGTAGTAATGGTTAATTTGCGTATCTCCGCTTTGCCAATTTCATACTTCATTATCTAAAGATATCCTGAAACTGCTGCATTATACCAGGCACAAATGCATTATCTAGAATTTTAATAATTCGTTTACGATTATTTTCATTTTCTTCAAACTCAAATGTAGTGACCGCTCGCCGCGCAGTAGCTGTAAGAGATTGATATGTAGTCTGATCTACTATTACTACTCGTTCTGGAATAATAATAACAGTTGCATCATGCTGCGAATATGATTCTACTCTAGCTTGCAAAATTTGCTCATAATGATGCGTCTGTGCTTGGGCATTACTAATACTACCATATCTTTGTATAATATAATCATTAAATTGCTTATAGTTCAGTGGCCACTGAAAATATGGATCAAACATTTCGTTTGTTAAGAAAAACAGCCAATCTAATTTACTATTGCCATAATACTTGTCTGCCATAATATCTGGACGATCATGATCTTTAATCTCATAATCATAGTAGATAAGCTTATTATTTTTAGCAATACGTTCTAGTGAAAATCTACGAGTAATATCTGTAGCTAACTGTGGATGATTATCATTATAGATATCATAGAATACCGATGGATATGGATTAAAGAAATATGCCATTATCTATTCTCGCTTAAGATATTTTCTTTAGTGACAATTTCAACTTCTTTGAACGTTAGACTGAAAGATATTTGAGTTGGCGCAGGAACATCCGTTGGCGTTTCGCGGGCAAATGATGGCACATTTTCGCTATATTTTACCGAAACCTCTTTTAGTACAGATGGACCTATTTGAAACAAGAACTCCGGATGATGAAAGTCCATTTCAAAATATTCTGGATACTTAAAGAAGTGTTTACCTGCAGATCCGCCTACGGAGACTTTAAACTTAGTGTCTGAAAAGAAATCCTTTTTCGCGACGTTGAAACTTGGAGCCGCAAAATATTTGAACATACCTATAACATCTCTTAGCATTACAGATTCCTCGCGAGATTGCGGTACGAATGTATAACTAAATTGATGCTCTCTGAATCCTACACTCTCAAACAGAACAACTTTATGTGGGTTTCTAGCTATTCCTGCTAGTCCAGCTACTCTTGCTCCAATTGGTCCCGCCCCTTCAATTGCTGCTGAAGCTAATAAATTAGACGCGGCCAGGTCGCCCGTGCCCGCCTTGATGCCCGCCCCCCCTAAAGCGCCCGCCACAGCACCTTGCACGAGCCCCCGCACACCACCTCCTGCGAGAAACCCAACCGCGGCGCCGGCGGCGCCCGCACCTAACATAGCGATCCCAAGGTCGCGTTCTGATCCTTCACCTCTTAAAGCATCAACTAAAGTAGATCCGATCGCACCAATGTCTGCTTCTGTATAATCAATCTGATATTGTGT